TGCTCGTAACTTACCAGTGCTTCGTACTCGCCAGCAAACGAAAACCAGTCGGGACAGAAGTTTTGGTTTTGAAATAGCGCACTGATAGGCGTGCCATTGGGTTCGGGCTTGGGTTCGAGGCTAAGGGTTTCCTTGCTGATGATAGCCGTAGCACCATACGTTTCGTTAGCGGTAGCGCGCAAAAAGCTAAAATTAGCTACTGCCAGCGGGTCCTTAATAGCCGAAAGGTCGATAAGGTTAGAGCCTATTTGTCCTAACGAGCGCGCGCGTACCTCTTGGGTAAGTGCCGACACTGATATAAGACTCTGCTTGTAAGTAGAGCGCAAACGGCTCTGCGTAAGATACGGATACGCTTTAGGTTTCTTACCAGGGAGGTAATGCAAATCAGTAAGTGTATGTGTTTTAAATACCGCTCCTTTGAAATTAGTTTCTTTTATTACCGCTGATACCTTGGTTGCTTTGAAAATCTCTTTAGGGCTAAGCAGCTTTTTAGTATTTATCTCTAAAGAAGGGGTGATGTCTCTGAAAAAGTCCTGCACCTCTTGCCCTATATCTACCGTTGCCACACCCTCAAAGAAAACATAATCGTAGCTTTGGGTAGTGGTAAAGCTACGCCCATAGCCGTTGAACTCCATTGTAAGGGCTACCGTGATAAACTCGCTTTCAGCAGCTGTTTGGCGTACGCGGGTGAGCTCTTTGTCGAGACAAAAATATACGTTTTTGGTAGCAAAAGCTATATCGGTTTGTACGCTAATCTCTACATTTACTACTTGTTCGCTGCCTGCTGAAGAAGCTACCTTAAGCCAGCCTTTGTGCTCGCCTACGGTCATCAGCTCGGACGATTGAGAGCGGAATTTTACCACTACTTCTGCCTCGCCATTGCCTTTGATTTCGGTAACCTCCAAGAAATCGGCATTGTTAATAGTAAAAGTGAGGCGGTTAGGATTCTTAATGGTAAATGTACCCTCGGCGCGCTCTTTCTTATCGGTTTTCAGGAGGTATTTAAACTCCTTTTTGTCGATATGAAAAGCGGTAGCATCGTTGATAACGGTAAGCTCAATATCAAAATATCTTGAAAGGATACCGCCTGGGTAAGCTATCTTATTGTCTTTCCAGCTGAGTATTTGCGTTTTGCTAAAGTCGAAGCCCCCCTCGTCTACGCGCCCTGTATTGCGATAGGCATCAGAGAGGCTAAACACCAACCTATCAAGAGAGGGAGACGGATAAGCGTCTACCTTAAAAAGCCCTATATCATATGTAGTGTGCTCTTCGTAAAACGAGGGGTGTGTATTAGGAAAAGCAGCAAGGTGAATATAACGTTTGCGATTCTGTATTAAGCCCCAGAAGGAAGTTAGATTGGGTTTAGCAGAAAACTCTCTATCGCCGGTGAGCTCGCGGGTAGCGTGATTGAGCGTCATTCGCAGCACCTTTCTTTCAGCAGGTTGAGGGGTGGGAGTTGCCCCGCCCTCTTGGGTACGACGCAAGGTGATAACTACCTCTTTACGCTCGGTGGGCAGGTCTATTTCGGTTACACTGCTGCCTTTCTCTTCGGTAGCGATAACACCAAAGGTTATCTTTAGCTGTGTATCGCTGTTATTGGGCAATTGGCTAAAATGGTTGTAACGCAATTTGAGCTGCGCATTCAGCGGTAGGCGGTCTAACTCTTGTCCGTCGGGGGCAATCAGCTCTACAAAATCATTGGTAGTAATACGCGCGTAGTTGCGGAAGCCCTTATACTTCTTATAAACGGTGAGCAAGTGCAATTGTGGGAATTGCACTGTTAGCAGTTCGGTAAACGGTATAGGCTGCGAGGGGTTCCATTCTTTGAGAATGGCAGTAGGCGACACTACCCAGTCGAGAATAGGCTTTTCTTTGGGGTAACAATATTGCTCGTATTCTGTACCCCCACGAGAGGTAGTGCGAGGGCGTTCTTCGCAAATGGTATCAGTATAGGTTCTAATAGACATAGTATTTTACGGTATTTTTATAATAGGCAATAGGACTGATAAGGGTAGGTCGCCAAAACTCAATGGCAATAAACGAGGTAAAGAGTATTACCCGCCCTGGGCGTACCTCTACCCTATCGGCAGGAAAAAACAACGGCAATTGCTGCTCTAAATAGCGGTGCACTTGCCAACTCTCTATCACTAAGTCGATGTCTTTGGCAAGGTAATTATCGGAGTACACTCCTTGCATTACCTTGGCTACCGAGCCACATACTATAGGCAGCTGCTCCTCACCAAAAGCGGCTGCTATGGCACTGTAGATAGTGTCAAGATAGGTATTGAGGCGAGTGTCGTTGAAGACACTGAGAGTGGTGAAAGCGTTGTACATCAGATAGCAATTGTGGTCATTTCTACTTGGTAATGCTCTTTATCGAGCACGGTTTTATTAAGGCTCTTGATGAGCATACGCTGCTTGTAGGCAAGGATAGTATCGCGCAGGGCTATGTGGCGGAATTGGTTTTTATTGCATATAAAGCTCCACGTATATTCGGCAGCAGCAATGCGCATTTTGTACCAATCCTTCCAATACTCGGCTACTAACGGAGGGGTAAGGGCCTTGCAAAAGCCCGCATTGTTCTGATTGTTGTGCAGACCGTCGTACCATATCAGCCCAATGGTTTGTTCGCCCCTCTTGCGCGCCACCGCCGTATAATGCCCTTGGTACATTACTCGGGGCAAACAGTAGCCCCCTATCTGTACTTCGGTAACATTAGTAAGCGTGTTTGCCTCGTCTGCTTTCAGCACTTGGTAGCTATTGTCGGTTACTTGTATCACGGGCAGCTGATAGGATTTATCGTCCATTTCGGGAAACTTGATAAGGTATGACTGCTTAGTAAGGAATGTTTTTTTAGGTTCACGTACTTCCCAAGAGCTAAAATCCTTTACATTGTTTCGTTCTTCTACCCTAATACGGTTCATATACAGCTTGTTACCCTCGATAGTTATATCGTAATTCTTCCAATTCTTAATCGTCTTGACCAATTCGCCAAAGGTAACATCAGGCACGGCGCGTTTGAGGTCTACTATATTAGGGTTGATGATTTGCTCAATAACATTGCCGTCTTCGGAGTGTTGGGCTACAATATTGAGGTTCATTGAGAGATGTTGATGTGGCGTACCTTCTATCTCTAAGCTAAGGGTTTGCGGTGTGCTATCGATAGAGAGTAGCTGTGTGAAGCTAAGCGTATCGCTCTTTTCAAAACTAAACTCACGAATGATAACGTTGTTAAGTTTTAGCCGTAAGGTAACCTCACCTCTTATAAGTTGGTTATCGCATACCAACCGCCACGTACCTGCTGTGGCAAACTCGTAGGTGGGAGCAACCGCTGTGAGGAGGTGCTCTTGCTGGGCGGTAGTGAGGTAGTAAGGAATATTGCTGTATAGCACCTGCTGACTGAAATCCTCATCGGTAAGAATGTCGCCTGCCAGCTCATAGCCTGCATTGGCGAAACCTGTTTTGAGCACGTAGAGCAGATAAGGCATTGGGTGCATAATATTATATTCGTAGTGTGCAAACGCATCGCCCCAATAGTGATTGATAAAACCCATATAATGTTCCCACCCCCTTTGACTGGTATCTTTAGGATATACCACACGAGGGAAGTTGTAATCTACATCAGGGTATTTTTTCTGGCATACCTCCTTAGCGTGCTGGTATATGTCAGCTACACGATGGCGTAATAGCGGAAGGTCGCATAGTTTTTTGTCGAAATTAGGTAACTGCTCAAACCCCGAATCTATTTGGGCGGACACTATATTGCCTTCAACTGATAGAATTTCGAGCGTACCTTTGCGTACCCTTCCGTCCATTATATGATAGCCCTCGTACTTCTTCTTTAGCTTGGTGGCGTTGAGGGCGGTGTAGTTGCCCATACGCAAACGCAAATCAGCATTCATCTGAAACTCGAATGGCAGTGAATACTGAGTGAAAAAGGTGTCTTTAAATCGCGGGTTCTCCTCTTGATAAGAGATAGCTATACGCGAGAGGTCTAACACAAATTCAGAGGTAACGAAAGAGTCTTGCATAGCTATTAGGTTTTAGAAGTTAGTTTTCTCCACAATATGATTGCCACCGCCAATAGCAATAGCAGTAGCCACCAAGGACTGATAGGGCTGCGTTGTATGTGCTTATGTTTGGAGGTAGTAGTTGCAACGGATTTTTGCAGGGTTTCTGTTTTTGTTAGATAAGTAGCTGCACTATTTTGCACAGTAACGCTAAGCGTACCCCCTTTAAGGGTGATGCGCTCCACAACTCTGCCCTCTACCTCGTGCGTGTATTCTAAGGGCATATCGGGGCTTATAGTGCTAAGCTGATAGCTAAGCAGTGAGTGTTGCAAAACAGAAAGCCCTGAGCCCACCGTAGCGAGCTCAGAGGTTTGAGTACTTACTTTCTCGGCAACAGCTTTTTTAGTGTGGCACGCACTCAAGAGCAACGATAGTAAGATGATAGCGTATTTTTTCATTCGTTTTTATAGGTTTTTATACTCAATTTTAGCATTGAAACACGGACAGGCTTTTGCTACATTAGGAAAGTCGCGGTGCCCTAAGATTTCAGCTTGTGGGTACATTTTTTTAAGTTCAATAAGAAGCTTTTTAAGGGCTTCTTTCTGTGCGGGGGTGCGGGTGTCTTTGGGCTGCAACGTGTTTTTATCGATGCCACCGATGTAACAGATACCTATACTCTCCTTATTGTACCCTTTCACGTGTGAGGGGATTTTATTAACATCTCTACCCTCTTCAACCGTGCCATCTAAGCGGATAATGTAATTGTAGCCAATTCCGTCAAAACCACGTTGGCGGTGCCAAAGGTCGATGTCCTTGGCTGTATGGTTGCGACCTTCGGGGGTTGCCGAGCAGTGCACCACTAAGTATTTGATTTGTCTTGTCGATTTTTTCATACGTTTATTAATTTTTGTCCATTTCTTCGGTTAAATCAAACATCTTAAAGAATTTTCTATTGATGATCTTCAGCAGCACGTTAGCAAATCGAAACCCTAAGCAGCCTAAGTTTTCCAACAAACTCACCACTAACTGCCATATAATAGCAAGCAGCACCACCCAGTACAGCCAGTGAAATGGGTCGAACTCAAAATCGCCTAACGCTGGGAAGCTGATATTTGCCGAGAAGGTATGGAGTACATATATCAGCACCAAGTAAGTGAGAATTTTAAGCAGCATACGCCCAAATTTGCGGCTCTCGTGTCGTTCGCCACGCTTAAATGACGCTAACACTCCTGTAATCCATTCAAAGAATATCAGCACCACATAAGCGGCAAGGAATAAGTGATTGAAGCCAAATAGGAAGTGAATTAAGCCGACAAGGGCGGATATTACCACATCAACAGCAATAAAGTTTACTGAAAATATGTGTCCAAAACTTGAGTTAATAAAGTCTCGCCAACCGGTGAAGCCGAAGCCTTGTAATATATAGTTTATCATTGTTTATTCTATTACTATTTTATCTATTATTTTTTTCTTTTCTAATGCATAACAATTAATAAGAGTATTATTCTTTGTATTATTTTTTTCTCTTAAAAGTATTTGTTCAGTTGCCCCGTCGTTATATATTTCAAACGAATTGGGAATTGTTATTTTTTCTATTTGTTTTGCAAAAGGTATAAAATCTACCTGTCTTACTTTCCCTAAAATATGATTTAAAACAACTTTTTTTGCTTTACAATCTTTTAAAAAAAGAATATTTCCACTATTAAAATATGGTACTAATTCGTCATATTCAAGTTCGTTTATATCTTTACAAGAAAAAGATTGGTGATATACCACACCATATGTATATTTATACCAATACTCACCTTTTCTATAATACCAAGTGTTATTAACAGGGGAAGTACGTAACTCATTATATATCTTATCTGATTCTTTCTTCAGACGATTTTCCTTAGCCTTTTTATCATCATTTCCCCAATCAAAGAATTGTAATGCATTCATAGCTTCTGTATATGTTTAATGAGCGGATAAGGGATAAACGCGGCTACAATATCGTACCAGTCGATAAAGGTTTTCTTTATGTATTTGTCATAAAGTTCCTTACTTACAGCTACAAATAATAACACCAAGAAAGCACATAACAACGCCTGCCATACATTGAGAAATATTGGTGAGGCTACGAATGCAAGTAGGAAAATACGATTACCCCATTTGCTATGCTTTAATTTATCTTGTCCTTTTAAATTTTGTAATATATTTTTCATATTGAATTAAATTAAACGTTACTAATACGAATATAGCAGTCATTATCGTGAATGCTAACCACAGCAGTAGAGCCTTTACTACCATTGAACTGAGTATCACCTTTCATTATTATTGTTTTCCCTTCACAAGTAAAGGTTACATTCCCTCCGTCAAAAACTTTAATGAAAGAACAAGATGTTAGGCTTTCCAAAGGAGATAATTCAAAATTTCCACCACTTCTCACAAAAATAGTTGAATTAGAGTGATCTTGTTGATTTAAAGTACCTCCGTCAGAAATATACCCTTTTCTACCTAACAGCAGATTCTTGTGAATACTATTACCTCCTGCAAGTACAATATAGTTATTATCTTTTCCGTTAATATTATAACCTGAACTCCTAACTTTAGAATAACCTCCAATATTTCTTGAACCAACATTTAATTCATTATTAGCCGTCCATAAATTAGTATTTGAACCTTCTGTGTTATCTAAAAATATTTCCCTTATAATTATAGGAAGATTTGATAATATTGTTTCACCGTAAGGTGAGTTAAGTAGTCTTTCCCAAAGATTTATAGTTTCCTCAACTGCAGGTGTCCAATCTGTAGCTTTGTTGCCACGTTCGAGTTTAATCCATTCTATTGTACTTTCAGCAGTAACAGAACCATCATAAGTCCAAACAAATAAAGTTTTGTTATTAGCTATTCTACCATTGTTTGTCGTTCTCCAGTTGAATGTATTTTGATAAATACCATTACCTTTATCATATAATTGGGATAACTCAACAAAATCACCACTATTATATACAGCAAAAACTGTCTTTCCAACCCCTAATTTACCTTTTATTGTAACGGTAAATACTTCTCCATCTTTAGGTTCTTCTGTTAATTGATATATTGCTATATTATAATTGCTATTAGTAATTTTTTTATTACTATTTCGCAATAAATTCCTTCCTCCAATCTGTATCCCCTCAACCGCTGTTTTAACATTTTCAGTAGTTGCAAGGTTATTGGGTTTCCCTTGAATATCATCAAAGTTGTGGGTGTGGTTAGTTGAGGCAAAATTCAATTCGGGTTTATCTGCTAAATCATTGTAAGAAATTGTATTTTCTCCTATTACCTCACTACCTGACATTAATTTAATCTTTCCATTCTGTACTACTATACTGGTAGGAATGTTGCTTACAAAATGGCTTACTGGTATACTGGTAAGGAGATTATCGCGCTTGTCTCTTAGTTCTAAGGTTTTGTTCGCCTTATTATACACTAACTTAGTCCCCTCGTCGTCAAGAAACATCAGAGAAATGCGTTTGATTACATTGTTTCCTTTTTTGAACTTTAACTCTGTGGTACTCTCATCTAATTCAATATCATAATCTTCGAGAGCATCAAGTTGTTGCTTGTAGGCATTGGTAAAGTCATTAGACGAAAGTCCCTTGCCTTCTACTTTTTGCACTGCACCAAGGATAAGATCCTTTAACGTTTTGTCGAGGAGCACAGGGCGGTTTTGATTGAAGGTAAGGCGGGTAAGGGCTTCTTGGGCAGCGGTGGGATTATCATATACCACGCCGTTGATTTCTACCTCGCTTACTAAGGCTTCGAGGATAGAAAAATTTACATCATCGGCAGCGTGAAGGATAAGGCGTTCATCTTCTACCTTTGCCGTAAAATTGCGCAAGGCTAATATGCCATTGTACTCAAAATAGTATTCTTGTAACTCGCCCGTTAGGGGATTGACTTTGTATCTGGGTTCCATAGTTAATTTGTCGATTTGTCGATTAGCGAATGAGCCAATGAAAATTATTTTTGGCAAAGGTAGTGCGGATATAAAAAAAGTGAAAGGACAAAAAAAAGCCCCGCTAATGCGAGGCTTTTCGGTATAAACACCAACAATAGACAAGCGTATTATCGGGCATTTCTACCAATTCGATAGTGAACCCTAATTCTTGAAGTACATCATAAACATCGTGCTGGTCTATGGGTTCTGAAGGGATAATGCCCTGTGCCATATAGAGCACCTGCGAGGTAGTTTTGTATTGCTTTTCGACCGCCCCTATAGGATGTGGAGAATAATAACGCAAAAGTAATGTTTTGAGAATTTCTTTGTAGTCGTTCATTAGTGTTGAAGAAATAAAAAAATCCGTGAGTGGGTGTTGCGTAATCAAGAGCACGAATGCTTTTGTTGTATAGCATTACTACTATACACACCTTCACGGAATATTTTATAATAATTATTTTCTTGCAACATTGTACAAGTGTTGCTCTTGATTACGCGCTGCAAAAATAAGAACAAAAAAATAACCCGCAAAAAATTGCAGGTTATTTTAATTGTTAAAATTAGTATTTTCCCCCCAAAGACTTATAGTATTGAATAGTTTCGAGAAAAGATTTTATTTCTTTTTTAGAAATAGTTTTTTCTTTATAATATTGTCTACCTATAAATCTTACTTTTATAGGTTTTTCAGCATAAGCTATGGCTTCTACTAAGCCTGCATTCAAACTTCCTACATTATCGTCAAACCACTCCCATATCATTGTATTATTATCTCTTTTTATTTCGTTAGGAGTGTAGTCCCAAATATAACCATCAATATTGAATTTAATAGATTGAATAAATAGCCAATCATCTGCAGCATATTGTCCAACAAAACGAAGATTTGTAGGATATCCTTCTTTTGTTTTCATAAAATAAAGATAAAAAGCATTTTGATTCCTATATTTAGGTTTAGTTTTAGGCTCAACCCAAGAATGCCCTTCAAATTCATCATTCTTTTCTACAAACAAAGGGGCTAATTCTTTCACCTTTGAAGAATCAATATTAGCTAATCTCTCCTTTTCTAAATCACTTTTAATTTTGTCTAATGTACTTGGCTTTGACATAACCTCTTTTTCAATTTCTCTCATTGTTTTTTCACGAGTAACAAAAGAGATTGTTGAAATTTCTTGTCCGTTTGAGTTAAATAATTTAAAACCTTTTACTGTTTTGTTTGATACATTATGTTTTTTCAAATCTTCTTTTGATTTTTTAGATACCAAGAATTTACGGTAAGCTTTCAAAAATGCCAAAGTGTCATTCTTTTCAGTAAAGTTGTCTTCTTTTTCTTCTTGTGTTAAATTTTCTTCAAGACTTTCAACATACTTATAATTTTTGTCACAAGCAACAAAAATTAATGCAATACAAATTAATAAAAACTTTTTCATACATTTTATATTTTTGTTAATTATTTTTTTCTTGAACTCCTTGTATAAGGTCTTACATAAGTTCCATCTTTTCTATAATAACCTCTTACATAAATAGTTCCTGTTCCACTTGTAGATGTTTTATATTTATTATAATAGTTTGTTGTTTTTGTTGATGTATTTACTTCTAAAGAACTATACAATGAATATTTAGGTTCGTAAGCTAATCCATAATAATTGCCAAACCTAATTTTTCTATACTTATCTTTGTAATAATTTCGAGATAAAAAAACCTTTACATTTTTAGGAGCTGTAATAATCTCTTCCTTAGTATCAATATTTTTATATAAAACAGTATCATCAGTTAAAATTGCTGTATAATAATTTGATACACAAGAAATATTAAATAGAATTATTAAGTATAAAATAATTTTTCTCATAAAATATTCAATTTTTAGGTACAAAATTACAAACAATATTTTACCCTTGCAAGAATACAATAAAAATAATCAATTTTTTCAGTATATTAAAAAACTTTTCTTTCGAAAAACTTATTCACTTTCTTTAGCTAGAAAAAGAGTTATTTTTTCTTGTGAAAGTTCTTCTCCGTTATAAATAATTTTAAAACCTAAATAATTTGTTTTCATATAGGTTATCCAACGGCGTATAATTACATCCATATACTGAGGATCGAACTCTACCCCTCTACACGTTCTCCAATTCATTTCACAAGCTATAAGAGTAGAACCTGACCCAAGAAATAGATCTCCTACAATATCTTTTTGTTGAGAACTATTTTTGATAAGATAACCTATAAGTTCTATAGGTTTCATAGTAGGGTGGTCTGTATTTTTCTTAGGTTTATCAAATTCAAGTATGGTTGATTGTTTGCGATCAGAATACCAAGGATGTTTCCCTTTTGTCTGCCAACCATAAAGAATAGGTTCGTGTTTCATTTGATAGTCAAATCTTCCTAAAACTAATTGGTTTTTTACCCAAATTAATACATTTGATATCTTATATCCTGCTTTTTGCATTGCAGTTCTAAAATTTATAGCTTCAGAATCTGCATAAAAAATATAAGTAGGACACCCAATCATTGAGAAATTAAAGGTATTTTGATAAAAATTGTACAAGAACTCAAAGAAAGCATTATCACTCATTTTGTCATTTTTAATTTTCAATTTGTCTTTTGTACAACCTTCATAGTTTACATTATAAGGAGGGTCCGTAATTATCAGTTGAAAAGTATCATCTCCAAGTAATTTTTTGTAAGTTTCTTCTTTGGTTGAATCTCCACATACAACCTTATGTGTTATTCCTTTTCTTAAAGATATTAATTCAATAATATCACCTTCTTTTGATTGGATATTCTTGGAAAGAGTAATATCTACTTCATCTTCCATTTCTATTTTTACATTATTTTCTGATTGAATAAAATTATCAAAAGAAGAGACGTCAAAACCTATTTCAGTAAGATTAATTTCTGAAAAGAAATCTGATATTTTTTCGTAATCAAACTCTCCATTAAGAATATTTGACCGCAAATTATACTCTTTAAATTCTTCCTCTGTAAGTTTTCTATTAGGAATACGAACATCTATAATTTCTTCTCCCCTCCCTAACTCAAAAAGAATTATTACTCTTTGATGTCCTCCAATGAGAGTGTTATCAATATCAATCACTGGAATTTCTACCAAATTAAACTTTTCTAATGACTGTTTTAGACGATGTTTGTCTAAATCAGATATTTTTCGGGGGTTGTATTCGTAAGGGACAAGTTCCGAAACTTTTCTTTGAACGGTATACCATTCTAAAGGTGCTAATATTTCTTGCATATTTAAAAATTTGTTGTTAATATTTCTTGTCTTTTTTTGTTTCTTGTATTACTACTCCCTAAGTGCAGTAGTATTTTATGTTGTTTCCAATCAAACTCATTAACATATCTTATTAATTCTTCATTTTGATAAGAACTCAATATAAACTTTCCTTTTATCCTAGATAAAGTATTTAATAATTCATTAAAATGCTCTTGAGTGTATCCTCCATAATGTCCTTGATTTGCTCCAACGTAAGGAGGATCACAATAATGAAAGGCCATAATATCATCTCTTTTTTGAATTACTTCGCAAGCATCATTATTTTCTAATTGTACATTTTGTAATCGCTTAGAATATTCATCAGTAAATTTTTCTATTTTGTTATTTAATAACTTCACATTTTTTGAATTAGAAGTTATTCTACAGTTCATAACCTGGTTAGAAAATCCAAAATTTGTAGCAAACCAAAAAGCCCACGCTCTCTGTAATTCTGAAAATAAATGAGGGGTGTTGTAGATTATTAATGCCGATTTATAAGCATCACGGCTAATAATAGTGTTTTCTACTATTTTTTTTAATGCCATAAAATTGTTTTTCAGTACATTATAAAAATTGTAAACATTAGTATTAAAATCATTAATAATCTCTGTTTTAACTTGTTCTTTAGCCCAAAAAACAGCTCCTCCTCCAAAAAAGGGCTCTGTATAAATTTCGTGTTTAGGTATTAATGGTAAAATATAAGGAAGCATAGTTTGTTTGCCTCCATAATAACTTATGGGTGTTCTTTGCCAAATTTTTGATATAGATTTCATTATTTTACTTGTTATTTAAAATTATTTTGTATCTTTGCACCTCCTACATCTAAATATAATAATAGCCAATAGGCGGAAAGACATAAGTCCTCCGTGCCCTATTGGCTATTATTACTTAAAAGATGTAGGAGTTTTTTATTTAATAACGGAGGACTATTTTTATACCTCCTAAAAAAATTACTTCATTTCATTTTTTTTTCAATGGTTTTTACCAGCAGCTTTAGCTGCTCTAATTCTTCGGTTTTTCGGAATATTTTTTCAGCCAAAGTAAAGTTTTCTCCCTCACTTTCGGCGGCTTGTAGCCTCCACTTTTTAAGGCTTTTTTCTCTCGATACGATATTGCTACGCAGGGTGTGCAGGCGTTGTACGAGTTGTGTAGGGCTTAGCTTGTCTAACGCTTCTTCTTGAGTGGGGTTGGCGGAGGATAATATGCGCTTGTACTTACTCCAATGGTCGAGCACGGTATCGCAGGCGTCCATTTCCTCGAATAACTGCCATAGCTGCTGCTGTAGGGCGCGGGCTTGGCTTTCTTGGTCGGCTGGGAGGGCATTGAGGCTTAGCTTGAGCGAGCAGGCTTGCAGCCAATGGTTTTTCTTGGCGAGGTATACAGGGTGTAGGGATTGGGGATAATCGGAGATTAATTTGTCGATTTGGTGCGAGCCGCACGGGCTGTTTGCCGATTTGTCAATTTGGTGCGAGCCGCACGGGCTAATTGGCAAATTGGCTAATTTACTCATTTCTCTCCGTAGCTTTGCCTCGTTCTCTAATGAATAAAAGCGAGGAACGCCCTGAAGATTGCCTCCAAGGCGTTCGTACTCTATAAGCAAACGTTTATATTGTTCTCGGTAATTGGTCATTAACGACTTTTTTTCAGTGCCAAGGCGCGTTCCAAAATAGGTACATCGGGCGGGTATTGCTTTTTCTTCTTCTCGATGAGCTGTTGCAGGGTTTCGGTGCTGAGGGCTTGTAGTAGCTCGGCAGCTTCTTCTTGCAAGGCATAATAAGGAAATCCCGCCAGGTATAGGTTTATGATATTATGAGGTATACGGCTCAAATCGACTGCTTCCAAACCGCCCCCAAGCTCTTTAGGCTTGGTGTAATAGGCGGTTCCTTCGGGGAGCAGACTCTTAAAGTACTTATGATTCGGCGATGGTTCCTGCATATTTGTACAGTTTTGAGTTTGTGATGATTTTTAGGGTAATACCGCTATCATCTTCGGCTTTTTTGCCGGTAGTGGCTTCGGCAGTATCCATATAAGCAGGGTTAATCTTGGTGCCTATTACCCATAGCGTGCCTTGGGCATCGGGGACTACGAATATCATCGGCACGTTCTTATAACGGCTAATGAAGTCGAGGGTTACATCGCTAAAGCGAGGTATTTTTAGCTCTAACTCGGTTTTAGCCTTTTTATTGCCTGCATTGCCAACGAGTGAGGTTTTAAGCTCTCCCTCGTCTATCTGTGCATCAATACCTTTGAAATTCTTGGTAGCGATAAGGGTAAGGTTACCGTCTTCGATGGTGTTGGCTTTGCCAAGCTCGCCTGTATTGGCGGGCAATACGCATTTGTCTACGAACGCCTTAGGAGCGTACAAAATGCGTGTGCTGATGCCTCCGCTTACTTCGTCGTTAGGACAAGCATCGAGGCTTTCGTGTGGTACGTTATCGAAACAACTTTTTGCCATAATCTTAATTTGTTAATTTACTAATCTGCTAATTTGCTAATTAACGGTGAGTGTCCGCCGATAAGTTGGAGAAGTAGCTCCTCGTCATTAGCAATTTCTTCTTGAGAGAGGGATTCACCGCCTATAAGCAACATTTCAGGGGCATCGTCGGTAAACTTATAATTCACATTGCGGAATGTAAACTCGTGACCTTTGCGAGGCGCTTCTTCTGTGGTTTTTTCGGGGGTTCCCTTAAGTTGTGCCTCATATTGGTCGAGTTGTTGTTCGCGTGCGTTGAGATGTTTTTCAACCTCATTCAGTGCGTGTTCACGGCGGTTGAGGGCTTCTTCTCTCTCGTTGAGAGCTTTCTCACGCTCGTTGAGGGCTTGTGCTTGTGTATCGTTGCTTTCGGTAGAGGCTTCTGACACAGGTGTATTTTTTTCTTCTTCTTTTGCCATAGTAATTAATTTTCAATTTGTCGATTTGTCAATTAGCAAATTAGCACATTGGCTAATTTGCTAATTGGTGAATTACGCTTCTAATCCTTTTTCTTCAGGGTAGTAGAGTTCATTGAGGTCTTTGTTGTTCAATCCGCGTTTTTTGGTACCGTCGGAAGTGTACACATAAGTAAGCTCATTGATAGCAAAATCATACCCTAAGGTAAATTCACCCAAAATGTTCAAGATACGTTTATCTACTTGTACATCGGTAATAGTTGCAGGATTATCGATGATGTCTACCATCTTCACAAAACCATTTTCGACGGTCGATACAATGGTACCGTCTTTGAGGTTAGGGATAGCTACGATTTGGCGTTTGCCCAAGCGTGTTTTGAGCGCGTTGTCTTGGAACTTGTTTTGCCCAAACTTGTCTTCGTAGGCAATTTGGTAGTTCTCGGCATCATTCACGCTCATAAAGATTTTTGTCACTTGGTTTTTGGCTACCGCAGGCAAA